TGTTGACTGGTTTTTGCCTTTCCATGTGTGAAGATAGTACTTTTTCTGTCTTTATTTATACTCTCATGGTAATTGATCATTCTAATATCTTTTATCCATGCACGAAACATCTCTCCATGTTCTGATATAGCAATGACATAATTACCACCCTTCCTTTTTATAACTCCTTTGTCTCCAGTATTGGAGTTCATTATATGATCACCTTCAGAAAACACTTGAGTCTGTCTAACCTGCTGACGAAGTGCTTGTTCTCTTATTTTTTTAAAATTCTTCATACTAACCTGGTTTTGAATCGTGCCATTCTTCTGACCCACCTATAGGACAATCTATATCTGAATGACAATTCTCTGAACCACCTATAGAAAATGGATTATATCTATCAGTTGCTATCCTATACATTTTCTCATGCATAGTCACTACCTCTTCAGCACTCTTCTCATAGTCAGGTGTGTACTCATGTCTTGAAGCATAGTTATCTGCTATCTCCTCTTCAGGTCTTGGGTTATCATCAAACCAATGATCGTATGGTACTGGTTGTTTCCTCATGTCATCATGAAGTCTTTCAGTAGGAGTTTTTTCACTCTTATCAGATGTAAAAGGATCTTGTGTTAGATCAAAAAATCTCGACAAACGTTTAAGGTTTGTCTCCACAATTTCTTTTGGTAATAATTTATTAATAAAACTCATAATACTCATTTGAATTTCGCAGGTAATCGTTTTTTAATATCTTCCATGAGAGCCATGCAATCAGGATCTTTTAATGCTGTTGGAATACCCTTCCTAAAACTTTTAAAATCACCAGCAAATGCTGCTCTTCTCATTTTAGTTCCAGATACAGCAAAGGTGTCACCATCAGCATCTCTAGAACCAGATGATACTATTTCAATTTTTCTAAAGTGGAAATCTTTACCTTCCCCATTGTATTTATGGAGGAATCCCATAGCGTTAACCCTATCAGATCCTACAAGAAAGACAACTTCATCATATCCATCCATCATTAACTGCTGGAGGATTTCTACTGGTTGTCTAGGACCACTAAAGATATGTCCCTTGTGTTCAGGGAACATTTTAAGCATGTAATTATACTTTATATCTGGTGGTAATGGGTTATTTCCTTTGGTATCTACACTTTGTGAAATATAAATTCGATAGTCATGACCAGCAGCAGCACGTTTAACACCAGCAAAGTTCTCCTTATGCCCTGTAGTGGGTGGTTGAAACCTACCAAAAGTAAAGTAAACTTTGTTGCAGATTAAGTGTGCCATTACCAGTCCTTTGATACTGTGAAATTATTATATGAAAATTCCAAACGATTAACAAACTTAATCATGTCACCATCTTTATGCATAACATAACCTTCAGGTCCAGTTACCTTATAACCTTTTTCAGTCTTTACAAATGTTTTAAACTGTTCTAGTTTATCTAATTTATCTATGACCATCTGCTTAATTATCTGTATCTCTTTGTATAAAGACAGCATTGCTTTAAATTTTGCAGCATTCTCTAACAGATAATTCTCACTATCATATACTAACTTCCTCTTTTCTGCTTTATTTTTAGGAGTCTTGATAGCATCAAGCATCTTTGCAGTTTTTAAATGATAGAAATTAGTAAGATCTATTAGTGATTTTTCAGGATCAGTAATGGTACGTTGATTCCTAATCTCATTATTAAAGAACTGTTTGAGATAAGACGATACATGCCACTTAAGATCACCTTTTGTACCAGAAAATCTAACCAACTCATCAAGAAAATAACCACATTTACCACACATCTGCTTTATCTTACTCACATGTCCATCAAATATTCTCTCTTCTGAATGATCAAGACCTACTCTATGCATAGGTGTATCATTATTAATAACAGCAACATCAATACTATTAATAAAATTAGTATTAGCACCTGCTCTTGCAGTCATAGTTGATAGATCATACCCATCTTTTTCACCCCTATAATGAGTATGAAATACTACCCCAATCTTTGCAGTTGCTACCTGCTTACCTATATCATGATTAATAGGTATACCATAAGTAATAGTATTTGGTTTAAATGTATAGAGTTCCTCTCCATGAACCTTTTCTTTCTTAATATCTCCAGGAGTAAACATCAAATCACCCTGTATAACACCTGTTATACCAATGGTTTTAAAATATTTAAGAGACATTTTTAACTTGGTTGCTAGATCTCCTGTATACTCATACTTATCTACATCAGATTCTGTATAACATATCTTTGGACCAGTTTTATTAAAGACAGATTTAGTTCCAACAAAAAATAATCCATTTGCTGGATCCTTACCACATACTATAGATGGAGCACCATCCCATTTAGTCTGCATAAATCCTGTACTACTATCACAACCCAACATCTTCCTTAATTCTTGTAGAAATGAGACAGCAGCCTCACATCCCTCAACTCCATAGTTGAGCATTTCATCCTCAAGATGTTCTAAATGTTTTAACTGTGTTACATTTGCCATTATGATGATACCTTTAAAAATGGTGCAGACTTATCAGATCTAGATGCAGCATACTGATACAATCTACTTGAAACATCATTCCTTTCAGCACTAGTTCCACTCATTACAATATCAACTACCTCCAATCCAAGAAATTTAGAAAATTTCCACTGTTGTTTATGCATACGATCTCTACTATCTGCACTCACAACTCTTTCCATATCAAGTTCTTCTGTTACCCTTACTTTACTAATATTTCTATGCTTATAAAGGTTTCCTCTCTCACCCATAAGTACAACTCCTCTATTTTTACTAGCAAGATCAAATATTTTCTGATCTAAACTGTTTCCATGTGCTGCTGTTTTGGCACTATCAACATCATGAGTTCTAAAACATCCGTTACCATCACCATATACAGTCTCAAGTATACGATTTAATATACCACCACCAACTTTACCACCTTTAGCACCAGCACCAAAGGCACTTCCACCTACAATTTCACCCTGCCATGTATCACCAGAACCACTAGTATCTCTCATCTGCATTTTAAACCCTTGACCATCAAAATAAGTATCAATAGAACCATACAAACTATTAGCACCACAAGAAACAAAAGACTTACGTGGTTTTGTCTCACCCATATTAGTTCTTTCTAACCTTGCTGTATTTGCTGTGACTTTCTTTAAAGATACACCAATCAATTTCTTTTGAGTTACAAGTTCCATTAACAAATTATTCCAACCTGCAAAGTATTCTTCAAATGTTGTTACAGGTGATGATATAGAACAATCACACAACCATATATCTGCTGGAGTCCACTTATTAACATCAGCAAAAGGTTTACCTTCTCTAGTATTCACATCTTTCCAGTGAGCATTGATTGCTTTAACAAAATCATTATCATGATACCAATGAAAACTAGTATTTCTATACCTTGTATCTGCATATAATGCATTAGCAGTACGAATACTAGACTGCATCCATTCAGGATTATCCAACAAATATTGATGGATTCTTTCCATACTTATTTTAGTTTCAACATGATCAGCAACACTTTTAAAATCTTCCAAAGTACATTGATAATCATCTTGTATAGGTTGACTCAAACTATATCTAAAAGCACCAACCCAACAAGCAGCACCCTCAAACAAATCAGTCTCCTTTGCACCAGATCCAGATCCACCACTACTACCAAGTTCAGGAGTTTTTACTAAAGCAGTTGGTGCAATCTTAATTTCTTTAGTCTCATTACCAGATAGTTTTAATGCAGTTAGTATTTTACCAGCATTACCCTTTAGCTTATACCTTTTGGTGAATGAATCTTTACTGCCAACAGGATCATCAAAATCAAGACTGCCAGAAACACAATCCTTCATGTCCTTCAAAACTTTAGTATCACAAGTGAGAACAGCAGCAGGAGATGCTGCAGTACTCCCAATAGGAACCACTTTTCTTTGTTCTATATACTCAATCAGAGTAGCCAACCTAATCGAACCAGCAGGAGATGGTTTACCCCAATCTTTAAATGACATGGTGTTAGGCATGTACTTATTACTTACCCTACCTATATTTAGATTTTACTGTCAATAGTTTCTCATACAATGGTTCAACCAATGGTTCACCTGAATTCTTACGTGACTTCCATAGTTGTGTTATTATAATATCTAATTCTTTCTCATCAATCGGAAGATTCATTCAGTGCCTCCATTTTAAGAAACTGTTCATTCATATTATAGAACAATTTGTAATTAGTGGTAGTAACATAGTATCCTACTATGTCATTGCCATCACAATGGTAACCATAAGATTTTAATGGTTCATCTACTCCATCAATTCGGAAGCACTTACCACCTTTCTCTAGGTAACTATGAAATTTTTCATCAAGGTTAATCATAATCGTAAATTACCTGCAATAGAAATTCTGTAATCATCACTAGTTTGGAAAGGATATACTATATGCATAAGTTTAGAAGGGAACATCACAATTGTACCCTCCCATCCACTCTCCACAAACAATGGTATATTTTTAATAGCACCCAGTATATCAGTATATACAAATTGAAAAGTAGATGCTAATTGCATTGTTCCTGAATTCTTACAATTCTCCATGTTCTGTTCATCTTCTAGTTTAAATGGAACATGTAACCATGCAACAAAACTCAAAGTAAATGAATGATTATGAAGTGGATTTACTTCTAGTTTCTTTTGCATATTAACCCACACTGATTCTACTTTTAAATCTTCTCCTTCATAATAATTCCATTCTTGTTGATATGCTCTACCCATCTCTTCTAGATATGGATCAAGAAGTTGTCTGCTCTCTGTAATTTGATATTCTTTTGTGATCTGTCCTGCAAGAGATCTATTCATTCTTACAATACCTTGATCATTAGTATGAATATCTTCTATCTCTTTATTAAGAGATTGTTGTATAGGAGAAGGAATCATCCCATTAGTAAGTCCTAGATTTGGAAGATGGGAATGATCAAAACTCATCTGTCTCCTACTTGTCTGCACTCACTAAAGTGTATATTAAACTCTCCACCAGGATAACGTTTCTCTAATTTCTTAACATTAGTTTCCACTACCTCATCGAAATCTACTTCCAATGCCATACATGCTTGTGCTACGTACCAGAGAACGTCACCCAACTCAATAATAAGATGTTCTCTGTTATCGTTGTTCCAAGGCTTACCTTGGAAGACCATTTTTTTAACGATCTCAAGGAATTCACCAGATTCAGCAGCAAGGCCAACACCAGAAGTGAGAAGACGTTCAATATTGGCACCCTCACGATCCAACTCGCCAATACGATCAGCGAAGTCAACAAAGTTAGTTGAAGCTTCTGAAGTAACTGCTGAAACGAATTCTTCATACTTCTTGAAATTTACTGTCATGTTATATTACGAATGAGGAAAATTTAGATTTACTTTTAACAACTGGTTCTATCGGTTGAAACTCTTCTTTAACTTCTTCTGTTACTTCGGAGTCCTCAACATTATACAGCTTCATCTTTGCTCTGTCAATACCTACTGTAAATCTTCTAAAATATGTAGGATCATTATATCTATTCTTCAATTGTTTAACCATAATTCTACCAGATTGTTCTAACTCTTCATTACTTACCAAAGCAAACATAAAGTCAGCAGTAGCAGGTAAACCAAACGATTCAGATGTATCTTCTAGACTAGGATCACTGCTACCAAACCCTGATCTAGTAGTCTGTGTAGCAGATACTATAGGAAGATCATGTTCTACTGCTAGACCACGTAACTCTTCTGCTATACCCTTAACATATGTGTATGAATTAACTATAGCTCCTCTATACCTAGCACTAGCACATATGTTTAGGTAATCGATGAAGATGATATCTGGTTTGAAGTCTTTCTTAAGTGCTAGATCAGACAGAAGACCCTTAAAATGACCCACATGAGCACTAGCAGTAGGGTATTCTTTAATGATAAGTTTACCTTGTGTCTTTCTACCTATCTCTCCTACCCTAGTAGCAAAAAGTTGTTCTGGAATAGCATTAATATCCTTGATATTTACGTTCAATAGGTTAGCATCTATCCTTTCAGCGATCTTTTCCTCTGCCATCTCCATAGTGATGTAGAGTACATTCTTCCCTTGTGAAAGACAAGCACTTGCCATGTGACACATGAACAAAGACTTACCAACACCAGTGCCAGCAAGGGCAATATTGAGTGTTTTATTAGGTAGTCCACCTTTAGTTACTAGATTAAATTTCTCTAGATCAAATGG